AAAGATATTTATTTTATTTGTTTAGATATATTAAATGACCAAAAATATCATATGTTTTTGAAAGTTAGACATTGGGATAGAGATTTACCTAAAGATATATTAAGAGGTTTATATTTTTTATTAAAAGGATATGGTGTTGATAAAGAAACAAATCAAGAAAAAGAATTTGATACCGAATTATTAGAACAATTATATGAAGAATTAAATTCTAATTTTTTCCAATTGTTCTTCAAATCGATATTAGATTTTAAAAGAAAAGTATTAAAACAAGGAAACAATAATTATGGGCAGAACAAAAGGGGCGCTAAACAAGAACAAGAACACAACGACTCAGACATCGAGGACAACGAAGCGAGTTGGAACGACACGTACTTACACAACTCAACTAGGTGAAGCTGATACTTCACATCCTGAATATATAAAATGTCAAGCAGACCCGATATATTTCATTGAAAAGTATGTTAAGATTCCTCATGTAATCAGAGGCTCGTTACCATTTATTTTATATCCATTTCAGATAGATTTGGTCAAAAAATTCTTTGACCCCGACTACCTATTGCATCAAATTGTCAAATCACGACAGTTGGGGGTATCTACATTATATTCTGCTATATCATTGTGGTTAATTACATTTTTCCCTACTAAAACCGTTGCGGTAGTAGCTACAGATAGAGATATTGCACGAGAGTTACATGATAAATTATTATTTGCGTATGATAATTTACCACCATTTTTAATGGTTAAATGGGCTAATAGAACAACTACAGTTTTAAAATTAAAAAATGGTTCACGTATTAAAGCATATGCTTCACGTAAAAACTCAGGTATTCGTGGTATTGCAGCATCAGTATTCATCATGGATGAAGCTCACTTTATCGTTGGTGCTAATAAAATTTTCTCTCAGATTGAACCTACATTAAACACAGGGGGTCAATTAATAGCATTATCATCTCCTGCTGAACCAACTGGGTGGTTTTACGAAACATATACCAACATTATAGCAGAAGATTCAGAGTTTAAATTAACTCAATTACCTTGGTTTGTCCATCCCGAAAGACAATTACCCGATGGTTCTCCTGATTGGGAATGGAGAAAAAAAAAAGATAGGACGATGGATAAACGTGAAGCATCACAGGAATATGATGCTGAATTTGGATTTTCACTTGATTCTTATTTTGACCCAGATTACATCAAACGTATTGAATCAACTATGGTTCGTGAACCAATTCGAAAAGAAGGACATTTGTGGATATGGGAAGAACCACAACCCGACCAATCGTATATCGTTTCAGTGGATTGTGCCGAAGGTGGTAATGATAAGAATGTGGTTCAAGTAATTTCAGTTCCACAAATGGTTCAAGTGGCAGAATATGTTTCTAAAATCCATTATGAAGAGTTTGGGTGGATACCTGTGCCTATTGCACGAAGATATAATAGTGCATTATTAGTTATTGAAGCGAATGCCGTTGGTACCGCGATTGTTCAACGTAGTAAGGATTTGAGTTATCATAATATTTATATTCGTGGACAAGGTAAAGAGGGTAAAATTTTAGGTATTACTAAAAAAGATTTTGGTTGGAAAACAACTATGAAAACTAGACCATTAATCATTAAACAGTTAGAACAATGTATTGAAGTTCCTGAAATAGATGAAGCATTACAAATACGTTCTGTTAGAACATTGACTGAAATTAAAACATTTAAAATGATTAACGGTAAAGCACAAGCAGAAACTAAAAATAAAGCTACTGATGACTGTTTACTGGCACTTGGTATTGGTGTAACGGTATATAGTTTGCGTGGTGATATTACTATGAAAACTACTAGTACTGATACTATGGATGAATATTTAGGGATGTTAGCATTGGGTACTGCGAGAACAAAAGAAAAAATGGAAACATATCTTTCAAAAAAAGAAACACCCGATGAAAATATGCTATCAGATAATATAAAAACACAGATTAGGATGATGGATTATTCTCAACAAGTTATGAGTTCGATTATCCCAAAACATATGCAAAAAACTTATTCACATTTGCAATCTCTTATTATAAAACCTTGATTTTAAATAAAAAAAGATATAATTACATACATGGCAATAAATAAACAAAATAACGATAATTTTCAATTATTTAAACGTTTAAGACGATATTTTTCGGGTAAGACGGTATTAATACCTACAAAAGATGGGGATAAATTAAAATTAAAATCTGTTAGTGGTGATAAAACCATTAATATGGCGTATGACCGATTATTTACTTTAAAAAATTCATCAGGTTATAATTCATTTATGAATAATTATTCATCGAGAGTACAAAATAAAATGTTCTTGACGTATGAATACGATTTAATGGAACGTGACCCAATTATATCTCGTGCATTAACACTTTTAGCACAACAATCTTGTTTAACAGATTTACAAGATGAAATGATGCATATCAATTGTGAAAACGAACGAGTTAAAGCATCATTAGAACATTTATTTTATCAAATCTTAAATATTGATACATTATTACCGATGTGGACAAGACAAATGCTTAAATATGGTGATTGCTACGTCTATTTGGACTTACAAGAGGGTATCGGAGTAACAGACGCAGTAACACTCGGTTCGGGTGATGTAGAGCGTATAGAGGACGAAACTAGAGGTGAAGTAACAAAATTTGTTATTCAAAATATATCAGAAGATTTGAACGAAGAATTCATATTACACTTTAGACATGTGTTATCAGTAGAATTTTTACCATATGGAGTTTCATTATTAGAATCCATACGTAAATATTGGAAAATGATGACATTATTGGAAGATTTTATGATGGTTTATTACCTATTACGCTCAGTAAATCAACGTGTATTTAAAGTTGATGTTGGTGCAATTGAACCACAGTCTGTACCAAATTTTATTGAACAGCTAAAGATATTATACAAGAAAAAACCATTGATTAATAGTGATACAGGTGATTATGATATGTTATATGACCCATTATCAGCTATTGAAGATATTATTTTACCTGTTCGCGAAGGGTATGAAAATACAACATTTGATGAAATCCCTGCATCCAATGAGACAAATATTATAGAAGGTATTAATTTATTACGTCAGAAGTTAATGACAGGATTAGGGATTCCTAACTTTATTTTGAATTATGAAGAACAATTAAATTCTCGTGCAACCGCAGGTTCTGAGGATATTAGATTTGCACAAACTGTAGAATCTATTCAAGCAATCATGATTTCAGAATTGGAAAAAGTTGCAGTAACACATTTAATTCTACAAGGATTTTCTAAAAAAGATGTATTGTCGTTTACATTATCATTAACTGCACCATCAAATTTACATGAAGCAGAAAAATTAGATACATTAGAACGTATGACAGATGTTGCTTCATCTATGTTAGAATCAGGATTTTTTTCAAGAGATTATTTATGGAGAGAAATTTTCAAATTATCTGATTCTGAGATTGAAACCATGAAAAAAGAAATTCAAAATGATAAAATTGATGATAAAATTAGTGAAGATACTGTTTCATCTATCGAATTACCCGATGATTCAGAAGTTGGTACAACAGGTGAAGAATCTGATAATGGTGAAGATAAAGGATTAGAACCTGCATCTACACCCGATGCAATTCAGAAAGATGCACCAACTGGTAGGGCAGAAGATTTGATGGGAGCAAGGAAACAAAGTTCAAATCCACCTGAAAGAAGGAACACTACAACATCAGATTTAGAAATTTAATAAAAAAATTAATTAAATATGAAAAATATAATAATTAAATGTACAATACTAAATTTTATTTAAGAGAAAATGAGCAATATAAAACATTCGAAATATAAAAACACGTATCTATTGTATGAATTTTTAATTCGTCAAACTACGACGGATATTATTAATGGTACTACATTAGCTGATAGTTCTGCTTTCAAATTAATAAAGGAACATTTTTCCAAAGGAATATTGAAGAAAGAACTTAAAGTATATAATACTTTATTAAAAGAATCTGTTATTACAGAAGATGATAAAAGTGCAGGAGATTTTCTTTTAAATGAAATTTGTGATTTTCACAATTCATTAAATCAAAATCTATTAAATAGAGCTAAATACAATTTAGTTAAAGAAATTAAGAGAAAATATCAATTGGAATCATTAGTAAATACTAGAATTCCTGAGTATAAAGATAGTGCAACTGTTTATCTATTCTTAGAAGCTAATAGAAAAAAAGATTTTTTATCTAAAACTAAATTTAGAAAACCAATATTAGAAACACTTAGTAAAAGAAAATTGGTTGAATCTAAACAAATTGCTGATATTTTTGAAGGATATGATTCTGATGAAATTAAATTAGCATATCATATTTTAGTTAAAAGATTCAATACAATAGTAGAAAATAAATTGAATGAAAATCAGAAAAAATTTATTAAAGATTTTATTTATCAAACAACTGATGAATCTGAATGGGTAAATAATCATGTTGTATCGATTAAAAAATCATTGACCGAATCTGCTAAAAGATTAACTTCAAAAACAGATAATGAAAAAATATTAAAGTTAAAAATTAATGAAGTGACAACCAATCTTCAAATGTTAGAAAAAAAGAAAATATATTCAGATTCTGATTATGAAAAGATTTTACTTTATTATCAACTATTAGAGGAGTTAAAATAATGATGCTCGAAAAAGAAACTTTAGAAGAACTTTCATCAACGGGAAATGTAGCAGGTGTCCATACAAAAAATTTCATTGGGAAATCTGATACAAAACCTATGGAAAAAAATGGATATACAAAGTTAAAAGAAGAATTATTTTCTAAAAAACTTAAAGAGATAAAAGAAGAATTAGATATTATACGAAAACAATTTAATACATAAACTAAAATGCCTGAATATTCACAGAAACATGTTTTAAAAGACGAAGCTTTTGTTGCAAAAGTAAACTATACCAATGCAGAATTACTTCGAAAAATAGAATTAGATGAACCAATCTTCTTAACAGTTTTATTACAAGCATATGATAAAAAAAATGCTAATGGTAGGATATATCCCAAAGATGTTTTAACTCGTGAAGTTCAAAAATATCAAAAGCTTATAAAACAAAATACTGCTATTGGAGAATTAGACCACCCTTGCTTTGATGAAAACGTTGATATATTAACATTAGACGGGTGGAAACCGATTGTCGATATTTCCGAAGATGAAGTAGTATTAACATTTAATATGGATACCAAAAAATATGAATATCAACATATAACAGAAAAAATTGTTGAACATCACGTGGGTAATATGATTAGATTAAAACATAAAACGTTAAATATGTTAGTAACACCAAATCATAAATTTGTATTAAAAGGTAGAAGTGATAGTACACAAAAAGATAAATATGAATTGATTGAAGCGAGAGAATTACAAAATAATAGAAAAAAACGATTGATTAGAACAGAGTCCAATTGGGACGGGTTTCATAAAGAAGTTTGGACATTGGGTGATATTTCTATACCAATGAGTGATTTTGTTGCATTTATGGGAATATTTTTATCGGAAGGTCATACATCAAATTATACTGATAATGGACATTATACATTTGGGATATCTCAGAAAAAAAGTAATAATGTTATTAAAATAAAGGAATTATTAGATAGATTACCATTCAATTTTTCATATAGTGGTAATATGTTTACAGCAAATAATAAAAAAATGTGGACTTATTTAAAACAGTTTGGACAAGCATATGATAAATTTATACCTGCTGATTTAAAATTATTAAATCCTAATTATTTACAAATATTGTTTGATTGGCTGATGATAGGTGATGGGACAAGAATTAACACGGTAAAAAATAATGTTAACCGTTATTATAGTACTTCAAAAAAATTAATAGATGATGTACAAGAAATATTATTTAAATTAGGTTTTGCATCATCTATAGTAATACAAAAACAAAAAGATAGATTTATTGAAGGTAGATTAATAAAAGAAGAAAATTCTAATGATATATATCGTTTGACAGTATATAAAACCAATTATTTACATAATGATAAAAGAAATCTATCCATAACGGAAGAAGAATATGATGGTAAAATATATTGTGTTACAGTTCCTAATCATACTATCGTTGTGCGAGATAATCAAAATAAAAGTATTATAATTTCAGGTAATTCTGAAAGAGATATTATCGAGTATAAAACTGCATCACATAAGATAAACAAATTGTGGTGGGAAGGAAGTGAATTATGGGGTACTGTTGAAATTTTATCAGGAAAACATTTTCCGATGGCTAATATTTTAAGAGGGTGCTTATTACATAATATCCCGATAGGGTTCTCTTCAAGAGGATTAGGTTCTGAATTAGATATGGGTAATGATACTGTACAAGTTGATGAAGATTTTGATTTAATAGGATGGGATGCAGTAACACAACCTTCAACATTTGGTGCATTTGCATATATTGCCGAATCAACACAAAAAGCACGTGATAAATATGCAAGTAAAATGAAATCAATAAACAAATTAATCTATCAAATTTTAAATTAAAATGGCTGATATAAACAACGTTAAAACCCCAAAACCAACTGTAGATACACCCGATGTATTTAATATGCATTTTATTAAATTCCTAACTAAATCAGGTTGGTCTGATGAAGATATTCGTGAAGAATTTATTGCATTAATTAACAGTATTGTATTATCTACTAAATATAATCCTGCTTTACAAAAAAGAATGATTAGTTTTTTACAAACTGCAACTAAAACGTTGAATATAGAATTAAACAAATTGGAACTACAGAATAATGATAGTATTGTTACCGTGGATAAAGACCAAATTACAAATGGTAATAAAGTAGTTTCAGAAACTAAAAATCGTGTTAAAGAAGGGTTTGCACCAAATGCAGTAGCAAATGATTCAACATCTATGTTAAATGATTTAAAAAATTATTTGTCGCAATTTAAAACAGATATGTCTTCGATGGGTGCTGATGAAAATCAGATTACTAAATTTGTAGCATTGGCATTTAAAGGAACTGATGATAAAAAAGATAAACAATACTTATTAGATAATATTAAAAGAAAATTGGAAGCTTGTCAAAAAAGTTATATGGAAAACAATAAACATTCTATAACTGAAAAAGATGATACAGAAACCGATAAAAAAGATGAAAAAGTTCCTGAAGAACAAGGTATAAAATTAGCAAAACCGACTGTGGAAAAACCTAAAGATGTACCGAATGAAAAAGTATCATCCAAACCTATTGAAAAACAACAACCAAAACAAGTAGAACCACCAAAAAAGGTAGAACCACCAAAAGAACAATCGGCAACTGAAAAAGGTGATGATGAAGTTAATTCTCTTACTAATGATGAAAAAGATGTTAAAATTAATACTTCGAGAACATTCTTAAAAAATTATTTAATAAATGATTTGGGTTGGTCTGTTGATGGGGTGGATGGAATTATTGAATCGTTATTTGGTATACTTGCTAAAGGTAAAGGAAATCTAGATAATCAAATTACATTAAATAAGAAATTAACACAAATTGAAAAATTATTAAAAAAATCTTATTCGAATGAAATAATAAAATTAGCTAAGTCTAAAAACTTTTCTATTTCTATGAATAATATTAAGACATTAGCAAGATTATATTATGAATGGAATACTAAAGAATATAATACATTTAAAAATAAAATGTTGAATATATTTAGTATTGGTAAATCTGCATCAACACAGACTACTATTAACAAACTATTAACTAAAATATAAGAGGTCTATATGGCAATTGGCGTAAAAGTCAGAAATAACAATTTAAATGAAGCACTAAAAATTTTTAATAAAAAAGTGTATGATTCAGAATTAATGTTGGATTATAATGAGAAAAAGTTTTTCCAAAGTAAATCAGAAAAACGTAATATAATCAAATCTAAACATAGATATACAAAAAAAATACGAAAAAGATTAAAGAATTCAAAAATTTCTTTGATTATAAAATAAAAAAGCTATACTTAATATACAGATATTAAAAAATTAGTGTTACATCAAGCACATCTAAAAAATAACACTATAAATTTATAAAGGCACTTCTTATAAACTAACATAATTTAGTTTTTTATCCTTTTAATAATATTAATTTATATTAAAAAAAACAAAAGCCAATAAGGATAACAATATGAAAACAAACAATATGAAAACAAACAATAAAAAACCAATTGATAGCTCTCTTTTAATTAAAAAAGCATTGGTTGAAGCACGTAGACTAAAAGCATCTGCGGAAGAAATGGTGAAAAAAGAGATTCTTGAATCTATTGCACCATCAGTTAAACAAGCATTAAACTCTCAACTTGCAGAAATGGACTCATTTGAGGATGAAGAAATGAATGAAAACGATGATGAAATCATTGAGGATGAAGATGGATTCGGTGACGAATTTGTTGAAGAAGCCGAAGGTGAAGAAGACGTAGAATTTGAAGATGAAGAATTTTCATCAGAAGAAGAAAGCGTTGAAGACGTTGAAGACATCGAACTTCCTGAAGAATCAGAAGAAGAAGTTGTTGAAGAAAGTGAATCACCAGAAGGTGAAGATGATGATTTAAAAGCATTCATGGAAGAATTAAAATCATTAATGGGCGAAGCAGAAGAAGCTAGTTCAGAAGATGATGATGAAGAAGTTGAAGACGAAGAAACACTTACGGAAGGTGAATCTTGTGATGATGAAGAAGAAAAACTTGACGAATCTAATAAAACGGGTGGAATCAAATTTGAGGCTCTAGTTAAGGAAAACAGAAAACTTAAAAGAGACTTAAATAAAGTATTTAGTATTATCTCAGAAACTTCAATGGACATGTCTCGTGCGAAAGCATATACATCATTAGTAAAATCTAGAAAACTTACTGAAACTCAGAAATTGAGAATCATGAAACAGTTAGATACTGCTAAAACTGAGAGGGATATCAGACGTATTAGTGAATCTATTTCCGCAGTTACGACATCGGTAAATACACCAAAGAAAAAAACTAATATTGCAGAAAATAAAAAAGTAGTTGGTAAATTTTCAAAACCTATCAGAACTAGCTTGAAAGAAAACCGTAAACCTGTCGTAGGTTATGACTTTGCAGACAACTTAGCTCGTCTTGCAGACATCAAATAATTTAACAATAACAAATAAATTTAAAAAATATGAATAAATTTCAATCATTCCTTAATGAAGCAGTCAAAAGACATGAACCTGCATCTAATAATGTCGTTGCAAAACGCCTTGTAGAAACATGGAAAAAAACCAAACTTTTAAATGGTTTGTCTGAAAAAGACGCTTCCGATTTAGCTATGTTGTTACAAAACCAAGCTAAACAATTATTAAAAGAAGCATCCCGTACTTCTACCGCTGCTGGTTCAGAAGAATGGCATGATATTGCTCTTCCTGTAGTACGTAAAGTATTCGTAGAAGGTAATGCTAAAAAATTGATTTACACACAATCGATTGATAAACCAACAGGTGTTGTATTCTTCTTGGATTTCCAAGTTAATGATAATAAACCATCCGCAGGAAGTATCTATAATGCTGAAGAATCAGTTTATGGTACTACTAATGGTGCAAGTGACCCATCAGGTGGTTTCTACGGTGCAAATCGCTTCAGTTATTCTATGAACTATCAATCTTCTCAAGTTCTTGCAACTACAGGTAGTACTAGTGCAACATGGGACGAATTAGGATATAGAGAATCATTATCAGCATCAGTTGCAGCAGGTACAATCTTTAAATTGACTGTTCCTACTTCACGATTATCAGACCCTGATAATTTAGCCCTTGCTTCTTTTGTATTTAACACAGGCTCACATGTTGATGCCGTATTACGCGATTATACAAAAATTTCAGGTGAAAATTATGTATTCTATTACACATCAGGTTCAGCAGGTACAGTTCCATCAGGTTCTATTGTAAATGTATCTTATACTAAACAACCTACTCCTGGATATAGAGGTGATTTTGAATCAGGTCAAGCAGGTGTTAGTTTACCAACCGAATTGAATATTAAACTAACAAACACTACTGTAGTAGCGAAAACTCGTTGGTTAAAATCTCAAATGACTCCTGAATTAATCCAAGACTTAAAAGCATATCACACAATGGATGCTCAAAAAGAAGTGGTTAATATCATGTCTCAGTTCTTAACACAAGAAGAAGATTTGGAAATTCTAGAAATGTTATCTCAAGCAGCTCCAATCAAAAAATATTGGTCTGCACAAATTGGTAGATTCGTAAATGCAACAGATGGTACAACAGATACCAACCAAGCAACATTTACATTATCTCCATCGGATTGGTATCGAACTTTAGGTATTCGTATGAACGAAGTAGCGTATGAAATTCAAAAAAGAACTATGCGTGGACGTGCGAATTGGGCAGTTGTTTCTCCAAAAGTTGCAGCTTTAATCCAATCATTCGAAACTTTCCGTTCTAATGAATCACCTGAAAATACTTACACAGTAGGTTTACAAAGTGTTGGTTCTATTTCTAACCAATATAAGGTTTACTCAAACCCATATTGGAAAGAAAATGAAATCTTATTAGGTTTCAAAGGAAGTAGCTTCTTAGACTCAGGTGCAGCATATCTGAATTACATTCCATATATGATGACTCCACCTATCACATCTTTCCAAGATGCTTCTATTCACCAATTCATTCAAACTCGTAACGCCAAAGTTGTTACTCGTCCTGAATTCTATGCAAAAATCTTGGTTCAAGATTTAGCATCATTCGGTTAATAGTTAACCGAACTGAAAAAATTAAGCCTATCATGCAAATGGTAGGCTTTTTTTATTAAAATTTGATTATGAAATAAAAATACTATAATTAAAGACAAATTCAAAAAATTTTAACAAATTAAATATAAAAATAAATGGCAAAAACAAAAATTAAATCCCCTAATATTATCTTTTCCGAAACAGATAAAAGTGCCATAACAGTTAATCCCGAAATAGCAGATTTTTGCATCATTGGTACAACACCATTTGGACGTGCATTTATACCAACATTATTTTCATCTTATAATGATTATATTAAACAGTTTGGTTATTATGATATCAAAAAATTAGAAGAATATGTAGGATTTACAGTTAATAGCACACTTAATGGTACGAATGCATCAGTAATGGTGATATCAGTAATGGGTACTGAAGATTATACAGTAGGAAAAGCGGTAGACATCGTTGGTTCTAAAGATGACTTCACAGGTTCAATCGCACAATTTTATCTTACATCCCAAGGTATTACCGATGGTATAGATGGATTTGCAGTAAGTGCTACACCTACTTATGGAGATATAAAATTACAATTAAAATCGGGTTCAACAGTAGTAGAAACTCTTAATTATAGCTTATCACCAAGTACAAATGGTAGTATAAGTTCAGTAACAGATTTATCACAAGCGATATCAGACTCTAACAGAGTATATCTGAAATATTATGCTGAACCTTCGAGTAGTTTATCATCAGGTGCAACATTTTCTATAACTACATCATCAGCAGAAATAACGATGCCAAGTTATCAAGAAGGTTTATCACCATGGGTTATTTCACAAACATATAATGGAACAAATCATAATCTTTTTAGATTCGAATCTATATCTCAGGGTGAACAAGTTAATAGACAATTTAAAATTTCTATTATTAATGTTGAATTACCATCTGAAAGAGCAGGGGTAGATATTACTCATGGTAAATTTGATGTAATTATTCGTAAATATGACGATGATGATAGTAGTGTAGAAGCATTGGAAATATTTTCTAATGTAACATTAGACCCATCTGATACCAATTTTATTGGCAATCGAATTGGTACAGTTAAAGATACTTTTAATCAAACATCGGGACAAATTGAATCAGAAGGAGATTATAATAACAGAAGTAGTTATGTAAGAGTAGTTTTAGGTAATATTGATGACATTCCTAATGATGCAGTTCCTTTTGGATTTGATGGTTATGCGTTTGGTTTTAATGCTAATGATTCATTTGATAATCTTCTAAGACAAGCAGCTTTAACTAGCACTACAGGAGATGATTACTATTCAGGTGTAAATTTTGATAGTAAAAGTAAAACTTTAGGGTTCATTCATACAGAATTACCTAAATCTAATTCGCCTTTTTATACTACACAAGCAACACCATTTCTATTATCAAATTCTGATATAACATTAGTACCAAAAAATAATCGTAAATTTACATTCGGTATTTTTGGTGCAACTAATGGTATTAGCAAAAGTACAAAAAAATTGATTGGTGCAAATGCAGTTCCATCTAATACTTTTGGGTTGGATTTCTCTTCAATTACAGGTAATGGTTATCTTGGATATAAAAAAGCATTGGATTTAATTGCCGATAAAGATAATGTCTTACTTAAAACAGTAGCGTTGGTAGGATTAAATTTGACAGACCATGCAAACGTATATAATTATGCATTTAATGTAGCTAGTGAGCGTGGTGATATTTTCATCCCTGCTGATGTAACTAAACCTATTGCAAATTCAACTAATGCATTAAGCACTATGGAATCATCTATGGAAGGTGCATTTGATACTTCATTTGGTTGTGGGTTAACACCTTGGCAAAAAGTTAATAATGTATTAGTACCAATGGTATCAGTATTTCTACGAACATTAGCAAAAAACGATGAAGTTTCAGCACCTTGGTACTCACCATTAGGATTTGAACGTGGTGTTGTATCAGGTATTCCTTATACTAAATTCTCTCTATCACAAAGAGATGATTTGGATGACTTGCGTGTTAATACAGTAGTCAAATTTGCAGGAGAACCAAATGCAGTTCTTTTAAACGATAGAACATTATTGAAACGTGAATCTTCACTATCATCTATAAATGTTAGACGTTTATTAAACGAAGCTAAAATTGAAATCAATTTCATTGCTAGAAAATACATTGGTAGACCGTTAACACCTTCTACAAGAAACGCTTTAGCAGGTGAAATAAGAAGTTATTTATCATTTATTCAAGCAAACAATGGTTTAGAAACATTCGAAGCTATTTTTGATGAATCGATTAATACACCTGATATAGTAGACCAAGCAATCATACAAGGGGTTATTTATTTAGTTCCTATACGTGCGGTTCGTGGTATTTCTATTGGATTCGTGATAGGTTCTTCTGGAACTTCATTCAACGAAGGTTAAAAAATTATGGGAGTGGGTTTAAAAAATCCACTTTCCTTATATTTATATATATAAGAAAATCATTATCAACTTTAATATAACACGAAATGTCATATATACAACCTGAAGGATTGATTAGAGGTACACACCAATTTCAATCTAAACATTCAAACCAATTCCTATTTTCCGTAGATGATGACCCTACGGTTAAATTATTATGTACTCAAGCATCAAGACCTACCGTATCGTTTTCCGAAATTGCGATTCCTCACATCAATAAAACGAGATACGAAGCAGGAAGACCAACCTATGAACCTTTAAATATCTCTCTAATCGACTATATAGTTCCATCCACATCTCAGTATGTCTCGGCATGGTTAGCGACTCAGGGGGAGATTTTCACGGGTAGAATGGGATATTCCGCATTTTATAGAAGAAAATGTACACTAGAATTATTAGACCCAGTTGGCGCAGTTATTGAAAAATGGGATTACTTAAATTGTTTCTTATTATCAGCCAATTTTGGTGAAGTGTCATGGGAAAATGAACAACCTATGCAAATCCAATTATCAATCAGATATGATGATGTAATTCAAAGATTCTAATCTTTAATTTTTAATGCCAATAGTATAATGCTATTGGCTCTTTTTATTTTTTAACATTTAGAGGCAAATATGCAACCAAAACAAACAACACCAATAGTAGACACAGAAACATATATCGAATTAGACCTACCTTCAAAAGGTTTGGTTTATCCAACAGAAAATTTTTTAAGTTCAGGCAAAATCAAATTACGTTACATGAAAGGTAAAGATGAAAATATCTTTGCTAATCCTGCTTATATTAAACAAGGTAATGTGATGGAAATGTTATTAAAACAATTATGTGTTGAACCAACATTTGAACCATTAGATTTAATCATGACTGATAAAATTTATTTGTTAATAGCAATTAGAATTATGTCGTTAGGAGCAGAGTTTGAGGTTAATAATTTTTCTTGTTCGAGTTGTGGTACAATCCATCCAAAAACTAATGTAGATTTATCAAATATTGATGATACTGAACAAATTGAATTTCCATTAGTTAATAATGTAAATGAATATGAGATTCAATTACCACATTCCAAAGATAAAATTAAATTAAAAATTTTGGATGGTCATGGACAGATGGATTTAATTGCTAAACTCAAACGTACTAATAATAGTAAATTATTTTCATTACTAACATCATCTCTAATTGTAGAACATCCTGTTTCTAAGAGGTATGTGTATGGAGAAATATTGGATTATGTAGAAAATTTATCTCCGAAAGATACACAATTTATTCGTAAAAAAATTGTGGAAATTTCAGGTATAACCGAACCATCAATTAAACATTTATGTTCAACTTGTGGTGCAGAAAATAAAATATCCGTAGGCTTAGACGAATCATTTTTTTTTCAATAACAATTTAACAAAAGAGTTCAGTATAACCGAACTCTTTTTTTTCAACAATCGCAATGTTTTCGAATCAGAACTTTTTCAACTAATGCATTATGAGAAAATGTCTTATAATGAAATTTTAGATTTACCCACCGACCTTAGAAAAAAATATATAAATTATGTGATAGATATAATTAATAAAGAAAATAATAAACAAAATAAACAAAATAAATAAAATATAATGGAATTATTCGGTTCGGGTTTTACAATTACTTTAGGAGATTTGATGGAAATGTTTGATAAAATGAATAAAGCAAACATTTCTCAATTTGAAGCTTTATATAATTTGGAAGCGAGTCAAGCAATAAAACAGGCAGAACAAGCTAAAATCATAGAACAATATTTTGACAAGAACCAAACCGCTTTTGAAACATTAAAAGGCGAAATTAAAACATTAAATGCAAAACAAACACAATCTAATAAAATTCAAGAAGAAATAAAAACTATAAATGAAAAATTAACTCAAATAAAAAATGAGAATCAATATAAGGGTAAAGCAGAAAAAGTCAATAAATTAAACCACGACAGGGAAGAATTAGAAAACAGATTATTGGAAAATGAAACGGCTATCGAAGGTTTAAACAAATCAATCAAAAGTCAGGCAACGGGCGATGCAGTATTAGTCGAAAGAATTAAATCTCTGACCGATACAATAGAAAATAATATTAAAGAAATAGAAAAAAAGACAAAAGAAAAGGAGATAGAAGATAGAATAAATCCAAAAAAAAGTTGGTCAAAACGTAAAGAAGTATTACATGAAATAATGATTGAACATAAATTGAATAAAAATGCTACACAAGGATTTTTGGGATTAAAGGCATCACTTATTCCATTTGCAAAAATATTATTCTTTTCGTCTAAAGTATTAAACAAAATCGATGATATTTCTAGAAAAGTTGGTGTATCATCTCAAGATTTATTTGCTGAACGAGAATCGATGTCGTATAATCCCGAAAGCAAACAAAATATTATGTCATCTATTACTAATATTGAAACGATGAAAGAATTGCAACAAGCATTAGGTAATGTCGATAACATATCTTTAAAAACATTAGACAATATTTCTCGTTATCCAATTTATTTGGGTTATTCTGTTCAAGAATCTGCTGAATTATTAAGTTTATTCAAAGGGATAAATGGAACTAGTGCAGAGGTTTCAGAACAAATGATTAGACAAATTTCGATATTAGGGTCTAAAAATGGAATCGGTTATAAAAAATTATTAAGTGACATCAAATCTAATGCGGAATATTATGCTAAATATTCAGGTATTGGTTATGATAATTTACTAAAAGCAAATATTACTGCAAATAAATTAGGCATTGAATTTTCAACAATGGCAAAAACTTTAGAATCTCTCAACACGGTCGAGAGTATTATAGAGAAACAGATGAAAATTGCTATGTTTACCAATACTCAATTTAATCTCGTTGAAGCGGCGTCTTACCAATTTATGGGTAAAACAGATAAAGCAATGGATTCATTGTATAAAAATCTTAAATTGATTACAAAAGAACAATTTGACCAACCTTATATAAGAGGTATTCTTGCACAAAATTTGGGAGTTTCAGTTAATGAATTGGTTAAAATGTATAAAATCTCCAAAGATTTCAATGGTGAATTAGCAAAGTCCGCACGAGTAGATATGAATTTTGCCGAAAATATGGGTAATTTCACAGAAGTATTTTCTGTGGTTGGATTAAGTAGAATAAAAAACGCTTTTAGTCAATACATATTAGAACCTTTGGCTGAGATTTTAGGTAGTAAAGCAAGTGGTGGTATAAAGGTCTTAATTGAATTTGTGGCTGATTCGATTAAATTTGCAGGTAGGATTTTAAAAGGCATAGATAATGTATTAGTAAATTTTGGTGATGTTGGTTCAAAAATGTTAATATTAGTTGGTGCAGTAGGTACATCGATTGCTATATATATGAATTCTGCACGTGCGATAAGTCTTAAAACATGGGCGTTATTAAAAGATATACATTCAGCGATATTGTATGGTAGAAAAGCAGGTCAGGCAAGTCAACGAACTGATTCTACTACTTTTTTGGGCAAAGCAAAGAATCAGAGGGGTAAAGTTGGTGGAGCATTAGCATTGACTTTATTACCAACTGCGTTATCATTAGCATCGGGAAATAGTTTCGGTGGGGCTGAAATCGGTTCTCTTATTGGTGGTATTGGTGGAGCAGGTTTGGGAGTTTTAATGGGAAATCCTATTGTTGGTGCAATGATTGGCGAAACTTTAGGTGGTATGATAGGTACATGGTTTTCATCAAGAGATAATACTAATGATTCATTTAATTATAATCCAAAGATTGATTCTATAAAAAACAATGCGATGGGTGCAATAGTACCAACGGGTTATCCGAATGATTCGTATAAAGCTAATTTATCAACGGGCGAAGCAGTTATACCATTAACATCGAAACGTTCAGAAAAATTAATAGGTGGATTTATTACAAGTTCATTAAAAAGTGAAGGTTTAATTCCTTCATCAACAATAGTGCCAAAACAAGCTACCTTATCCAAAGCATCTAATAACGAAACAACAAATGAAAGATTAAAAAATGATATTAAACAAGATATTATTAATACTATTAAGATAGATACATCATTTGTTAAAGATATTGTCGATGCAATAAAAAAAATGAATGTGAATTTAACTCTAAATATTGATAATAAAACTGATGTAAAATCTAATACTCTAAAACGAGCTATGATATTATCAAGCGAATTAGTAAATATTTAATTTTTTACTATAATTAATGATACACAGTAAATATAAACACTAATATAAAAAATATGTCTCAAACAGATATCACCGCTATGACAAAATTTGCTCAAACAGTTCAAAAAGGAGCTAGCACTATACGCACCGATTATTTCAAAACAGAATTATTTGGTGACCCATTAGCAGAAACCCCTAAAGAGTGGGATGGAAAATCGATGATTAATTTTTCGACTTCAAATACGAGTGGTATGAGTGAATTATTAACAACTCAAGTAACCGCGAATAAATCATCAGAAAGAAGTCTTTACTACTTAAATGATATAAATAATGTCTAGTCCGTTAGAATCATTAATTCAATCTGCATCGATGATAACAACTCCAGCTAGAACAACCAATAGTGATTATTTTGGTTTTGGATTTGATTCACCATTCGCAACAGATATTAAAGAATGGGATGGGAGAATTGTAGATGTTGATGAGTCAACTGATAGACCCATCAGACGGGGTGAACCTAATTCTTCACGAATGGATAAATTTTTACTTAATAAATTTGCTATTGCAAAAAAAACTCAAAATAAATTCAATATTGCAAATGATAATTATGATAATGTAAAAAATAAATTTAAAAAAGATAAGTATTACAACAGAACTGTAGCATTAATTACAGGAGAATCTTCTAAATTTAAAAAGAAATAAAATCTAATGTCAGATACCAATTATAATATCGAATCTAATAATAAATCTAATTTAGTATGGGATAAATTATCCAATAATGCTATTAATAAGATGTACGGTGATTATAATATTGTTGATAATTTTTTAAAAACTAATGATGTTAAAGATACATTAAATGAATTCGAAAGTAATAAAACATTTAAAGATTTTATTGTAAATAATTTTTTAAACAAAAAAGAATACATTTTAGAACAAACTAAATTACACCTTCTAAATAAATTAACAAGTAGATTTTATAATCCATTGGGAATCTATTTATCATTAAAGGTGGAAGATGTGGGAGCAGGAGCATTAGGTCAATTGGTTACACAAACTGCATCTACAATTTTAGGTAGTGGTATAGCTTTAACTTCCGATGGGGTTACATTTGCCAATGTAGCAGATGTAGATTCCGATAAATTATTTTTTCATAATGTAGATGAATTTAAAGGAGAATATAATAATGATGCAATTAACACTATAGGGCAAAAATTAGTTAATATTGCAACATCAGCAACTATTGGTGAAATTGCACCAACCCGTTCAATTATAGCACAAGCATTAGCATTTACAATGCGTGATGCCGATGCTTCATTACATTTAGCTGATGGGGGAGGTATGTATAATATTAGACCCAATGGTTCTACTGCAATAAAATATATTTATGGAGTAGATTTTTTATTGGAACATCCTATTATAGCAAATAGAATGCGTCAAGAAATGGATAAATTGATGATTGCTCAGAATTATCGAATCCCGATGTCACAAGAGTTTATAAATTTAAAAAAAAATAAATCTGAGTATAAAGGGGATTATGGTATATGGAGTAAATTTAAGAAAAAACTTGTAAATAATTTAGGGATTGTGGGTAAAGACGGTGATAGTGATAATCATTTTAAAAATTGGTCAGAAAAAGATTTTTGGAATTCTGTATTTGTATATTCATATTCCAACCACCAACCATCAACTAAAATAAAAGATTACTTGTCATCCCATCGTGATAAAAAAGACAAAAACCCTTCAGAATTTCCAAATGTTGTTGGTTTGGTATATGGTGATAAATTTGTAAATCCATCTGTAGATAGTTTTCCTACATTTATAACATCTTCTAATTCTACATATACAACTACCAATATTTCTGCAATTTATAAATTTACAAAAAATACAGAACAACTATTTCAAAATATATTGGAATTTGAAGGAAAAGTTACACATGGTAAAAATAAGATTTCATCTCATGATATAGATAAAGATACTAATAACCGCAATTTTGGTGGATTATTTCCAATTATTATACATGATATGAAAACAGACTATGTTGCACATTTTAATCCTGCGGTTACTTCAATATCAGAAGATATTCAATCCCCACCAGAACCACAAGATTATATTGGTAGGACGGAAACTATACCAATATATAGTAAAACTACTAGAAATATTACTATTGCATTTACAATTTATTCAACCACACCGACAGAATATTTATTAAATAAAAAGAAATTAGATTTTTTAAGAAGTCTTGCTTATCCTAAAACTGCAAGTAAAACTAATTTTAGTAGAATAAAATCTCCATTGATACGGTTTTCATTTGGTGATGATTATCAATCTGTGGGTGCATATGTTAATAATGTTAGTATTACACCAAATTTAGAATCGTTGTGGGAAACACGATTAAATGTACAAGGTGCAAAAATTTATGATATTTCAATAGCATTAACAGTTATTCACGATGAAATGCCAATGATTTATGATAACGAAAAATTTGATGGTCACGGTTATCATACAAATGAAATATATAAACAACTTACTACCACACGAACACAAATAAAGACGTATGACACTATTGACACAAGTAATCCTGTCATTACATTTCAACCACCACAATCTAGTTCACATTCATATAATAATGTTGATGTAGAAAATGGTGCATTTAATAATACAAAGGGTGGGTAATGATAAGTTATAAACAAAGTATAGATAAAACGACTAAAAAATTAAAGGATAATGTATATATTATCAAAGAGATTCCATTGAGTGAAGATGATATTTATATTACCTTATATCCAACAGTACCTTTAACACATATTGCACAAACATATTATAATGATGTTGATATGTGGAAACTATTAGCATATATTAATAATCTTACGGGTATATATGTTAGTGAAGAAACAACTATTAGAATACCATTAGGTGTTCAAGTTTTATTTGAAGAAGATTAAAAATATTCGTATAATTATATATTATGGCAAATAATTTTCACTTAGATGTGGTTGGAAAACCATTTTCAAAATCAGTACAAAAAGAATTAAAAAGTAGAATAACCTTAAATCAAATTAATGATGATGACGGTAATCTATTAACTCCCTATCATTTACCTTATGTTAAATTAAAAAGATTAAATGATTTACCAAAATGGAATACATCTTTAGATGAATTACAATATTTAAAAGACTATATTAATGTAGAACCTAATCTGCATATCAAAAATAAAAAATTTTGTGAATTAGGATATATTCATGAAGAAGGTGTATATAAAATTAATGAAGGTTTTAATGAAATATTAAAAAATGATGAATTTAGACCACCACCATCTATCAAAGCTATAAACATTGAACAAACAGATTTCACCTTTTATACTATTGATGTGGAATTGATTATTCCAAGTATCAGTGATTTTAATGATATAAAAATGAAATGGTTAGATTTTGGTTTGCCCGTTGAAGTTGAATGGGGGTGTAATAAATTAATAAATGTTAAACCAACAAAAACAGCTATTGGAGAATTACCCGATACAGACCCATATAAACAAACTCTAGTAGGAATAATTGCATCATTTGATTATAAAACTAATCCTAATAGAACTATAACTGTTAATCTAAAAATTATTAGTGCTAATTTATTATTTGCATTAGATAATCAAAATATGGATGTTGAATCTAAAACAGTACAGATTAATGAGATAAAATTATTATTAAGGAGTATGTTAATAGGAACTAAAATTAACGGGAATAGTGTGAGTCTTGTTGGTTTTAATGATAATCATGATAATATATATTATGTAAGTGACTCTGATACATATATTCATGGGTTAGGAATAATAAAACGAGGACTTAATTTCATCACATTGACTGAAAATCCAAGTGGTATTATAAATGGTGGTGAGATAATAAAAACAAACAGCAATCCCGTTGATAAAAAAGCAAAAGCAATGTCTACCAAAGAATATAAAAATATAGTTGAAAAATATATTAAATTGGCAAAAATATTGAAAATCGCGATTGAAATTGGAAATAAAGAACGTCAAATTCCATGGTATAACGTATCTTCATTGGATAATGAATTAATGAGTGCATTAAAAATAAATAAGTCATTGATTTCAACATACGATAATGGTAGTATTATGGAATTAGAAGAATTTGCAAATGATTTATCAAAAAATATGAATAGATTTATGTCGAATTATTATTCTGATACTTATAAAGATATAGAAAGTATATATAAAACAGTACTTTCTAAATTAAAATTAAATTCTCAGCAATATTTAGTAGATAAATACTATTTTATTTCTTTACGAGCGATTGAATATATGTTAAATGAAATTTCTACACGTGTACAAGTTGGTAAACAAAAAGGATTAATCACATTTTTAAATATATCCAATTCCCCCTATGCCAAATTACCAGCCTTGGGTAGTATATACCCTACTAAAATGTTATTTAACCCAAAACATAAACGATATGAAAGAAATGATGATAAAAATAAACCCTTTATAGAAACAAAAAATGGTGATATTAATTTGACTAAGGATATTTACATTTCTGCACCTATTTTTTTTCAAATTATTAATGAGAGTAAAAGTATTTATGGTATTCTAAATAATATTATTGATACTATTAATTATTGTAGTAATGGTATGGTAAATCTAAAAATTACGGGTGAACATTCCATAGACAATGACTATAAAACTTTGACTTTAACATTACACGATTCTAATATGATTACGGTCAATGTAGAACAAACTGAAGAATATTACACATTAGATTTATTCAACCCTAAATATAATTTAAAATCATTAGAAGTTATAACTGATATCCCATCGGATATTGGGTCTATAAGTTACATCAGGGATTATATAGCTAAAAAATTACACGAAAAAGATGAAACGGATACTAATAATCGTGGAAAACAAAGAATAACTGCAATTATAGATGATATACCTATTATAAAACGAATGTTTGATGCAAATGATGATGGTGAATTAATAAGTTCATTAAAAGATACAATTGATTCTTCATTACAAGATATGGCATCAATATACGAATCTTCGGAGTTTAATAATAATGAGCGAATGGAATCATCGGTTTTTTTATCATATATATTATTATATTATAGAATATTAATGGAATCATATAAAGTTGAATCTGATAGTCTGAATATTAATAATCGATTGGTAGAAATACCATTGAAAATTAGTTTTTCTATTGATGGTATTGCAGGGATAATACCAACACAGATGTTTAAAGTTACAAATGATAGTTTCCCAATGGGGTATGATATGAAACAACAAACTAATTGGAATTCATTTATTGTTACAAATCAGAAACATACTATTACAAATAGTTCTTGGACAACTAATATTCAAGCACAATTATATTTATCATCGGTTGCTCATCAAAATGTTACACAACAAACGATAAATAATGAAAAACTAAAAACGGAATTATTAAAACTTAAAGAAATATTGGAAGAAATGTTAATAAAGGTATTGACTAAGTAATATATTAGTAATATATTAGAATTCAATGAAAATATTTGAATTTATAGTAAGCAACACATTAGATTTTATATTAATCAAATCCGAACATAAACGGGTTGATGTGATTAAGGTATCATCGGGTGATAATACACCCTATTTTAGGTTGTACAGACCTTCAATTGAAGAAACGATTGATATGTTATCTAAACATATTGAAGAGTCTGATGGTCAAATTTTCATTTATAATAAAAAAAATCTTTTTCATTTTAGTGTTGACAAACGTATTCAAAATTTGTTATATTTATTTTCCGATTATAACTTTGCAAATTGGCAAAATAACAAAATGGAGACTTATCATGAAATAAAAAATATTCCTAATGTTGCGTATCATATTGATGCATTAAATAAACTATCATTTGATTTTTTTGTATATAATGAAGCGCACATTCCAAATCATAATGAAGTTTTGAAAGCTTGCTCAATATTGAGTTCAGATTTATTACTCAAAGACGATACTATCATAGCAAAAAATTTTAACCCCTACACCGTAACAGGTCGATTGCATGACATTGGTGGGAATACCGTAGCAATGCAAAAAGATGATAGAAATAACGTTGTATATGATGGAATAAAACTTGAACTCGATATTGATGGCTTTCACCTTCGAATTATAGACAAATTATTAAATTTAAATCTTATTCCAAAGAATGAAAAAGCTATTGAAAAAATACACAATGAAGTGTATACATCCTTAGATAGAAAAGACTTCAAAAAAGAGATTTATAAATCTTTGTATTCTGAGTCATTTCATATACAACACCCTTTTTTCGAACAAGTAAAATCAAAATATAAAACGATGCATGGGGCATTGAATTATACTAGAAATTTTAATTATGTAATTCAATCCCACGAAGTATTGGAAATGTCTAAAATCATTAATAATATACCAACCGATAGTTATTTTGATATAACTTTTTATCTTTATGATGGTCTTATAATTGATGCTAAACCAAATAAAATCAATGATATACTATTATATTTAAAAAGTCTAGAATTCCCATTTAAAATAAAAATGTTAGACAGAGAAAAATTTTTATTTTAACTTGACAAAAACCAAAAGATTCCTATAATTAACCATGCAATAGCCGAAAGACAAAATCGTCAAGTGGCAAAAATGCATTAACAAATAACAAAACAATCAAAAATAATATGGAAACATCCGAACAAGCAAACGCACCAAAACAAATGTCTACTCTTCAATATTTACGCCAAAAAGCTCAAGAAGCAGTAGAAAAATCAAACTCACATATTGCTATTTTCGAAGAGGGGGAACACAGAGTTAGAATTCTAGCTAACAAATATGCAAAATTGGAACTATTCAAATTGCTTTATGTGTATTACCCAAATAAAGGTATCGCATCTGAAATTATAATTTCACCTAAAACATACGGTTTACCTGACCCTGTTGAAGAATTTTGCTTAGACGAGATTCGTGGTGGTTCATTATCAAAAGAGGAATTCAAAAGAATTTCAGGATTAAGACCTTCGCCTGTATATTTAGTTCCCGTGATTAAACGTGAAGGGGATAAAGATTCTACCTATGATGAAAAATTTGGTGTTAAGTGGCTACTATTATCAGGTGGATATCCTGATACCGAACCATTTGATGATACTAAAGGTCAATTTGGAAGAATCATCAGTGCTTATTTCAAAGCTATAAAACGTAATCCCGAATTAGAAATACAAGATTACAACGGTTTGGATTTATATATCGATGTCGTAGGTAAAGATAAATCGGGTACGGGGTATAAAAAAATTGAATATTCTTTCGATACTACTAAAACTCCTGTAGTAGAGTCAAAAACTCAATGGAAAGAATTAGTAGCATCTGCAATTGACCCTACAAAAATATTTGCTTCTCCTACATATGAGGAATTAGAAATAATGCTTGCTAAATCCCTTTCAAAAGGAGCATCAGGAGACCATGAAGAAGAGGAAGATGAAAAACATAAAGCATCTTCAAGACGTAGAAAACGTTCATCAGATGACGATGATTCTGTCGAAGATGAAATCGATGAAGCTAAAATATTAGCCCAAGCAAGTGCAGTATTCGATGACGATGATGACGAAGAAGAATCAGAAAAAAAACCTGATGTAAAACATTCGACCAAAAAAGTTGTTGAAGTTGTTGAAGATGATGAAGATGATGACGATTTACCATTCTAAATTTAAAATGGGTGATTTTATATCACCCATTTTATTTTATTAAACTTTTAAATTTAAAAAATTACATGGCTAGAAAGAAAAAAGATGAAGAAGACGAATTAGTAGAAGCGCAAACTGATGATTTATCTAAAATTATGGAAGGTATCGATGCGGTCAAGAAACTGTATAAGGGTACTGATGCAGGTGATATCAACTTAATGAGTGATATATATGAAAAACTCATGCCATCGGGGTATATAACTACAGGAGATTGGATATTAGATTTAATAATTAGTAATAGACCTCATGGTGGATTACCATTATCTAAATTTATAAATATCTTTGGTGATTCATCAGTTGGTAAATCATTGATAGTAGCAGTTATCATGGCATCATTCCAAAAAGCAGGTGGATATGCAATGTATTTCGATACAGAACGTGCAGTTTTCCCACCATTTATGGAGGTATTAGGTGTTGACCCTAAAAAAACAATTTTCATCGGTAAGATGAGAACATTAGAAAAGATTTTTGAAACAATTGTAACAGTTGTTATCAATAATAAAAAACGTAAAGTAGATGTACCATTCGTAATCGTAATCGATTCGATGACTGCTACTAATATTGAATCTGTTATCGAAGACTTAACTGCATTTGGAGATTCAGGTTTCCAAGGTGGAGCAAAGAAACAAAAAGTTCTTGGAGAAGCATTTCAAAAAATCATAGATTTCATTAAGGATGAAAAGGTGTGTTTTATTACAACAGACCAAATCCGTGATAACATGGAACGTGCTAATAAATTCTCTGCGAAAACTCGTAGTACATCGGGTAATGCACAAAGATTTTATTCGGATGTTAGACTTGAATTAACGTTAAAGACTAATATCAAAAATTCTAATAAGGAATTTATTGGTACAGAAATCAATGTGAAGACTGTTAAGAATAGAATTGCACCAAACAAAAGAGAAACAACTATTTTCCTTTATGGAACAAAAGGTTTAGATAAATACAAATCATTCTTGGAACATTTGAAAAAACAAAACATCATTAGTTCTACGAGTGCAGGTATTAAATACACATTAGAAGATGGTGAAGTATTCAGAATTGATGGTAAGATGCCATCTGAACCACAATTCAAAAAACTTTTGCGTACAGATTCAGAATTTTTTGATATATTGTATAACAAACTATATCCGAATTATATTGTTAAGTATGACCGTAAAGGTGATGATTACTTTGATGATTTAGATGAAGATTTGATTTATGAAAATCCTGAAGATGAAGAATCAGAAATTGATTAACTTATAAGGGGATTAACAATCCCCTTTTTTATTACTATTAACTTTTAAATTAAACTGATATTATGGATTTATATGCAAAATTTCTAAAATTTAAACAAGAAAAAGAAATTAGAAAAGCAAAACCAAGACCAATCCTTATATTCGATATGATGTACATATTTAGGTCACAATTTAGCGCTCAGACGCTTATAACTGAAGAGGGTGTACGAATGGGTGGTGTCGGTGGTGCAGTTCGTTACATCGAGAATATGATTAAATTATATAACCCTAAAAATGTTGTTTGTGTATTCGATGGGAAAAATAATGCGAGTAAAAAACAAGAGTTGGATGAAAATTATAAGGCTGATAGAGGTCAAAAACATAAGATGTTACGGTCTCCTTTATCATATGATGAAGCAGATGCACAAAAACAAATGGAATTGGAATTGGGTATGCTTATTAAAATACTTCAATTGCTACCTGTTAAGACAATTGAAATCAACGGTTTAGAAGCAGATGATGTCATTGGATATTTAACTAAACAATACTATCCTGATAGAAATACTAATGTTATGATTTTTTCTGCTGATAAGGATTTTATTCAATTGATTGATAACAATACAGTTTGGTATAACTGTAAAAAGAAAGAAATTGTAAATCTTGACAATTATACACAATATTGGGAAGTTCCAATAGAAAATGTAATCTATATTAGAAGTATTGAGGGTGACACATCAGATAAGTTAGCAGGTATCAAAGGATTGGGTACTAAAACTTTATTAAAATTACTTCCTGAAATCTCAGAAATCCCTTTTAAATCGATTGATGATTTCTTATCTTTTATACAATCTATACAAGAGCGATTGAGTACCACTAAAAAGGGTAAATTATTAGTTGAATCAGAAAGTACGATTAGAACATCGTATAACATTATGCAATTATCTAAACCGATGATTGATAATAGTCAAGAACATAAGATATTATCTATAATGGACGATGAAGTTTACAATATTAGAAATCGTGATAAATTATTCGACTATCTTAAATCTAATTTATTAACATCAATCATATCAACGTATAGAATAGATAATTTTTTTAAAATACTACGATAAATTATGTCAATAACCGATACATTTGAAGTAAGCGAAGAATATGAACTTAAATTATTAGCTAACTTAATAGATGATGAGATATTTCTAACACAGATAATTGAAATTTTAAAAGAAGAATATTTTAGTACTCCCGAACATCAATGGGTGTTCGCTTTTATTAAGAAGTATCATATGAAATATTCATCTATGGCTACTAAAGATGCTTTTATTATTGAAATTAAAAGTCAAGGATTAAAAAAATCTGTTCGTGACCCAATATTAATTATTTTACATAAGATATTTGAATTTAAAAAGAAATATACTCGTGATAGTGATATTATTAAGGAAGATTCGTTAATATTTTGTAGAAATCAAGCGGTATCTAATGCATTAGTAAAATCGGCAGAATTATTACCATATAAAAAATTCAGCGAGATTCGTCATGTTTTAGATACTGCATTAATGGCAGGTGAAATACAATCTGGTGGTATCGATTTTGATAATATCGATGATAGAAGAATAAATAAACCGAGGAAACATCTTATACCGTTGCCTTGGAATGCTATCAATACACGTATTGGTGGGGGAATGGCTGAAGGTGAATTCATGGTATTAGTAGCTCCAATGGGTGCAGGTAAAACTATGATTGCTTCTATAATTGCAAAGTATATGCGTGAACATGGACATGATTGTTTATTTGCATCATTAGAATTAGATGCAAGAAAAATTAGACATCGAATTGATGCAATGATATTGAATGAACCATTATCTATGGTAAAAGAAGCAGAAGAATATGCCGATATCATCCATGAAAAAATTCTATTATATCCCAAATCATCATTGGTAATAGAAAAATTTAGTCCTACGGGTACTACTACTTCTACATTACGTACAAAAATCAAGATGTTGAAATCAAAGGGTATTGAAATCAAGTATATGTTAGTAGATTACTTAGACATTTTAGACACTATTGACCCTGTTCATAACAATAAAAAAGATTGGGAAAAACAAGAATTTGTTTCAAGGGATTTATTTGGATTAGCATCTGAATTGAACATAAGAATTGTTGGATTAGTACAAGGTAATACTACCGCTTCTGATGCAGAAGTAATATCTGTTAAAACTACATCGGGTGGTACAAAACGTTTACACCCTGCTGATTTAATTCTTGGGTATGCAAGACCCGATAACTTTAAAATTCAAAACAAAGCTAACATTTCCTTTATTAAAAATAGATTTGGTAAAGATGGGTATGTATTATCTGCTACTACCAATTATGATTATGGTGTTATAAATATTGATGATACTGAACTATCCCCCGATGTTGAAACTAAAGAAGTCGTGGAAGAATCATTAAAGGACAAATATCAAAATTTTGTCAAAAAAAGAAAAATGTCTGAAAGTAGTGAAGCATTTTCAGATTTAATATAGTAGTTATATATAAATTCAAAAAAAACAATTAGTTAAGAAAAAAACATTTTTGTCAAAAAAATAAAGAATGGGAGTAATTAATGTTTACCCCTTAGAAAATAATAATAATAAACTAAAACAGCAAACTAAATAATATGAACAAAAAGATAGATGGTAAAAAACTATTAGGAGATTTCCAATTTATTAGTGGATATTCCAAATACAACGAAGAAATACAAAAAAAAGAAACGTGGTTGGATTCAACAAAACGTGTGATGGGGATGCACTATATTAAATATAAAGATAAGATAGATAGTAATCCAAAACTAAAAGAATTATTTGATTTTGCACATAGTGCTTATGATGACCAATTGGTATTAGCATCTCAGAGAAGTCTTCAATATGGTGGTGAACCTACATTAAGAAAGCAGATGCGAATTTATAACTGTGCCGTAACATATTTAGATAGAATTAGAGCATTTCAAGAGATTATGTTCATGCTCATGATGGGTTGTGGTGTTGGATTTTCAGCACAAACAAAACACATTGCTAAATTGCCCAAATTATCTGCTCGTAATAAAGGAACTAAAACTTATATTGTACCTGATACATCAGAAGGTTGGGCGGACTCGTTTGGTGTATTACTATCATCATATGTTGCAGAAGGGTATGATACTACATTCCCCGAATATCAAGGATATAAAGTATATTTCGATTACTCTCTAGTAAGACCCGAAGGTGCTTATATTACAGGTGGATTTAAAGCACCGAGTCATAAAGGGTTGAAAAAATCCATTGAAAAAGTACAAGATTTATTAGATAAAGAAGTATCCTTGTCAGTAAATGTTTCCGTCCCATTCCGTTCAATAGTAGCATATGATGTTGTAATGCACATGAGTGATGCTGTACTATCGGGTGGATTAAGACGCAGCGCGACAATTTGTGTATTCTCATTTGATGATACCGAAATGATGAAAGCTAAAACAGGAGATTGGTATTTAACAAATCCTCAACGTGGGCGTTCTAATAATAGTGTGGCGTTATTAAGAGATACTGTTACGAGAGAACAATTCGATTTTATAATAGAATCTACCAAACAATTCGGTGAACCTGCATTCGTATTTGTTGATGATGAAGACATACTTGTAAATCCATGTGTTACTTCCGATACTACGGTCAAAACTACTGAGGGTACTAAATTGGTCAAAGATTTGATTGGTAAACCGTTTAATGCTATTGTCGATGGGTCGGTTTATAAATCTTTATCAAATGGGTTTTGGAAAACTGGTACTAAACCCGTGTATCAATTAGAAACTAAAAAAGGTTTTAAAATAAAAGCCACTGGAAATCACCAATTCCAATATAAATTAAATGATAAAGATGATTATAAATGGGAAGAGTTATCTAATATCCCGTTAAAATCTAAAATCAGGTTGAATGACCATACCGTATATAATTCGGAATTACAAATAGATTCGGAGTTTGAACGGGGGTGGGCTATAGGAAGTTTAATTGGTGATGGTACATTCATCGATAACAGCGCACATTTATGTTATTGGGGTGATGTAGAAGAATTGAATGTAGCTAAAACCATATTGAATTCTCATTTCAAGTCGTACGATAAATTAAAAGTTGGTACTACATTTGAAGATAAAACTACATTTTCATCCAAAAAATTGCAAATGTTAGCTCAGAAATTGAATATAATACGTGGTAATAAAATTTTAAATTCAACGGTTGAAACTCAATCGGATAACTTTATTAAAGGGGTATTACGAGGATATTTCGATTCAGATGGGAGTGTTCAAGGTACACAAGAAAAAGGAGTATCGATACGATTAACATCTATAGAATTACAAAATTTAGAAATTGTACAACGTATGCTTTTACGATTTGGTATTATGAGTTCTATTTATAAAAATAGAAGAATAGAACAACTGAGAGAACTACCAGATGGACGTGGTGGTACAAAGGAATATTTGTGTAAGCATATACACGAATTAGTTATCTCCAAACAAAGTTTAAAAAAATTCAATGATATAATTGGTTTTTTTAATAAAGATAAATCAGAAAAATTGGTAGATTTACTATCTAAATATAAAAGACAGTTAAACAACGATAAATTTTATGATACAGTTGTATCTATTAATTTGATTGGTTACGAAGATGTGTATGACGTTACTATCGATGAAGTTCATGCGTTTGATGCGAATGGTTTTTATGCACATAATTGTGTCGAAATATCGTTCAAACCTTTACACCATTTAACAAATGAATCTGGCTGGCAAACTTGTGTATCACATGATACTAAACTTATTACTAAAACAGGTATTGAAACTATTGGGAATCTTAGTGATAATAATTTATCTGCTGAAATTTGGAATGGTGAAAAATGGAGTCTAGTGACCCCCGTAAAAACAGGTGAAAATAAAAAATTATATAGAGTTCTGTTTGGTGATGGTTCATATTTAGATTGTACTGATAATCACACATTTTTGGTGAAAAATAGATTCGAAAAGACTTATCGAGAACTTGAAACTAAAGATTTAATCAAAGAATTAGTTAATACTAAATATACTTTGTCCGTGCCACGAGTCAATATTACATATGATAGTGGTATTCACGAAGAATATGCGTATGAATATGGATACATTTTAGGTGATGGGTGTGCAACAATTCATCATAAAGACGTTGAATTGAAATATAGAACACCATTTGCATCATTATATGAGGATATAAATCTACCTCTAAGAGGTAATATTGGAACATCACAATTTAATTCATACGGGACTAAATTCCATAATATATATTTTATAGATGTTGATAAAAAATTTAGTTTTGAATTAAAATATGATTATGGGCTTCCAAAAACAATATTTACATGGGATAGAAATAGCATTATAAATTTTGTTGCAGGTTGGATAGATGCTGATGGTTCAGCACAAGGTAATGGTTGTAGATTATATGGTGAAGAACATAAACTACGTGATGCCCAATTGTTATTGACTAAAATTGGTGTTAATTCATCAATTAATAAATTAGGTAACGTTGGTGATAAGACATCAATGAATTTAGTTAGAAAACGTGAATTATGGTATTTGCAAATAGCTGATACTAAAGATTTAAAATCGTATAGATTAAATTTAGAATCTAAATCAGTTAAAGCAAAAGGAAAATCACAGACTATAAAAGATATAATTTTATTAGATGGTATCCACGATACATATTGTTTTACAGAAAATGAAAAACACCAAGGTGTTTTTAATAATGTATTAACAAAACAATGTAACTTAACTGAAATCAATGGTTTACTATGTAAAACACGAGAAGACTTTTTACGTGCGTGTAAAGCTAGTGCAATCATTGGAACGTTTCAAGCAGGTTTTACATATGAACCATATTTAGGTAAAGTATCTCAAGAAATTATGGAACATGAAGCATTATTGGGATGTTCTATTACAGGATTCATGAATAATCCAAAAATATTATTTGATGAAGACTTGTTAAGAGAAGGTGCTAAACTCATATTGGAAGTGAATGAAATCGTTGCGGAAATGATTGGTATTAATCCAACCGCTCGTGCAACATGTACCAAACCATCAGGAAATGCATCTGTGATGTTAGGAACAACATCTGGTATTCATGGAGAACATTCAAAGCGTTATCTAAGACATAAACAATTAAATAAGATGGATGAATATGGACAGTATTTATATTTAAGAAATCCCGAAATGTTTGAAGATTCTGTATGGAGTTCGACTAAATCTGATTGGTCTGTAGCATTCCCGATTGAAGCACCCGAACATTCAATATTTAATTCCGATTTAAAAGGAGTTAAATTATTAGAATATGTACTCAAAGTACAAAATTCTTGGGTAGAAGCAGGAACACGTGTTGAACGATGTGTTCATCCTAAACTTAGACATAATGTATCTAATACAATTAGTGTAGATAATTGGGATGAAGTGGCAGATTTTATATTTGAACACAAAGATAAAATTACAGGTGTATCCTTATTAAGCGATTCGGGTGATAAAGATTATAATCAAGCACCTTATACAGCGGTTTATACTCCAAAAGAGATGTTGAAAGAATATGGTGATAGTGTCGTATTCGCTTCAGGATTGATTGTAGATGGGTTAAAAGCATTTGATAATAACTTATGGTTAGCATGTGATACTGCGATGGGTATAGGCTTAAAATTATCTTATACTAATTCAGAAGTAGAAAACATTATTAACAAACCATTTGAAAATAATGATGAACGACTACGATACATTGAAGACCTTTGGGTCAATTTAGGTATTAAGCGTAGAATTGCATCTAAATTAGCAAAAACCGATGAGTTACCAACAGTATACGAGTACAAAGAATACTTAGATAATGTTATACTATCAGATACATTTAATGGTGCAATGAAAAAAGATTGGATTAGAAGATTTAAATCATTTGCAAATAAATATCTCAAAGATGATAAGAAAAAAACTTCATATCTACTAAAAGATGTTTACAATTGGCATAAATGGTCTAGAATTACTGCAAACTTAGAACCAATCGATTGGTCTTCGTTGGATATTCAACCTCAATATACAGATATTGATACGTTGGGTGCTATTGCATGTAGCGGTGGCGCATGTGAAATCTAATAAAAACAATAAAATGGGTGTATCTAAAAAATACACCCAATTTTTTGACAAATGATAATTATTTTGTATATTATCAATAAACAATAAACAAACTACATTATTATGATTACAATTGATACTATAGTGAAAACTAGTTCAACTATTTCTAGTCCACACGATTTAGATATCGATTATTTAGATATCAATATCAAACTTTCTAAATTAAAAAACTATTTAATTGATTCGTGTATAGACCCCGATTTATCAAAAATTGATAATGACTCGGATGAATATATTATTCTCCAATGCGAAGATATGTTTACCATCGATGATATGTATGCTCAACATGATGTTTCCGAAAATGTAAATGTAGATATAGAAATTGAAGAAATTATTGAAGAAATAAAATCAAACAATATACCTATCAAACTCGAAGAGTATAATAATTTGGATGAAGAAATAAGACATAAATTTTTAATGGATTTTTTAGAAAGAAATAAAAATATACGATTGGAAGAATTTATTATTAAACTTAAATAGTATGAAAGATTTGAATATTATGTATAAAGAATCACCCAAATTTCCCACATGGGAAAAGATTGAAGGTATTGGTGTACTCCCAGATAAACAAGAAATTAAAATTTACTACAATGAATACGTGGCAAATTTGGGTGATTTAATGGAAGATTTTATTAAGCACCAATCAAAACCATTTTGGAAACGAAATTATTATCATATCTACTTATCTAAGATATACAAAGATATGCTTAATAAAATTGAACTTAGACATGGTATTTAATTGGTTATAACGTTTTGCATATACCCGAATGGGGATTACGAAGCAATAACTATCAATTAACAATGAATATTAACCGAAGTACAAAGTTACATTTCAGCACTAAACCCCTCTTTTTGGTATATGCTGTTATAGCCAGTGCTTCTTTCAACGGAATTATTAACTTTTAAATAATAAACAAATGAAATTAAAATCAAGATTCAAAAAGGCTTTATTTGCTTTCTTCAAAGAGGAAATATTAAGCTCTGTTGGTTACAATCAACCAATGCAAACTATTCAGCACATTTGTAAAGAAATGCGAATGACTGAAATCCGTTCTGAAATATTATTATCGGATGTAGGTAGTGAACGATACGGGCTACCTGCAAATGTGGTTTATGAAAAATCACTTGAAGAAGCAAGAAGAAGGTTGTTTGAAGAAAGTATGAAGTTTATTCAAATAGATGAAAAATCTGTTATTGACCCACACATATATCCGACCAGAGCAATTAAAGTAAGCCTTTTTGTAGGTGTACGCTCTTAGCATTGGCTATAACGTAAAAGGCTATGTGTAGTGCCTTTTTCAAATTACGTACTAACTTAATTAAAAGTAGAAATGATGAATACAGAACAGAACTCCGATAACCCACAGAGTCAGCAATTAAATATAGCCGATGTTATGGTTGGTTTTTTAGAAATGAAAGCGAAAGAGCATAAATGTAAACCAAGTGAATTAAATATAGGATATTACGAAGGTGAAGCATTTCTTTATAAGACATATTACGACAAATATCACGAAACACAAGTAGCTTGGGAGAGCAAGATTTAATAACTGGTGAAGTCACTCGTTAAAATTAGCCATAACGGTTATAAATAAAAGCAGTATGAAAGAAAAGATAAAAGATTATATAAGGCAGTATGTTAAAGGTGGCTACACACTTGATGAAGTAGCAGACGATATATTACTTTTATTTAGTGTTAGCAAATCTGCTAATACCGAAAATGAAATAAATGTGGATGACCCGAATGCACCTTGGAACTGGAAAAATAGTAGTGAACTTTAGCTGTTTACTAACGTTTTTGGGCTTTGTGTCCGTTGGCGACTTAAACCACAAATGTTAAATTGAAAGACGAATATTGATATGAGCAAAAAGTTGAATTGAAAGACGAAACCACCAATGGCACAAATAATGTGTTAACATCAACCTTTTCTTTCAACGAAAAGGTTGCTTGGGATAGTCATTTTGGTTATGAGATTGGATATTTTTTAGGCGAAGGACACGTTTATGAAACATACTTAATTGATGTTAAAACTGGCGTTGTTCACGAGCCTACTTGTTATCCTAAATCGGAAATTCATAAATACTCAAACGAGTTGATTGATAAACTCGCTAAAAAATATGATTATGAAAAACGTTAAATGTATGAAATGTAGGCGAATAGGAACTACTACCTTATCCACATGCGCAAACTAAATAGAAAGTAGAAAAGTATAAACCTGCACTGAACCACCTATATTTTATACATATTGTTAGGCGTATGTGCTTTTAAATCGGAGGTAAAGATGAAATACAAAGTTTATATCGTAAAAACAGATGATGAAACCAAGGTGGCTACATTCATCGAAGCAGATTTTAATTGGGGTTGTGGTTTTGACACAATCGAAGATGCTAATGATAGGATTCGAAGCAGAGGTTATGACTATGTCCATTATGTAATACTCCCTTATGTGTACATGACTTCTTAGCATTACACCTAACGGTTCGCAGCTATATTTAGTTGCGGTTTTAGAAAACGAAAACTTTAAATAAAAACAGAATTATGTTAGAAAATGAAAACATAAATGAATCAGAAACTCCGCAATTGAATATAGGCACTGTTAGGCGTAGTGCTGATATGTGGTGGAAAACATTAACTCACGATACAAGAGTGAAATATGCAACAGAACAACTTTCCAAAAAAGGTCAGATTTTTAGATATAACAATGATGGTTTAATTTCTGGATTCACTTTATCGGATGTGGTAGAGTTGTTCGAGCATCACGGCTAACTTGTTTATATATGAACTAATGTGTAACATTTATAACTAAACTGTTACACACCAAAGGTTTAACGTTACACTTTAAAAATAAAAAATAAAAATTAATAAAAGGTATTTTATATTATGATTCTAATAAAAGAACAAAATCCAACATGATGTAGATTATGATAACTCTTCTTCTAATTGATTATCCACTGGTGTAGGTGTTGATGGAGAAGTGTTTGCTTCTTTAATTGCATTATATTTAGATGATACATTACCTGTGTAAAAAATACCAATATTTACCCATGTAAATTCTACATATAACTCCATTGTTTTAATTATGTCATCCCATGACATACCATTTAAAGTTTTATAAAGATAGTAACCAATTAATATAGTTACGAATACTTGAAACGTTTTAAAAATTTTATAAGATATTTGGGTTTTTTTATTTTTTAAATCATCGCGTTTAAATTCTGTTGCTTTGATGGTTATATACTTCGTAGCAGTATTAGCACTCATATATAATCCAATGTTTGTCCAAGTGAATTCAGACCATAATTCAAATAAATCATAAAAAAATTTAAACTGATATTCATATAAAAAAATATTATATAAATATATAAATAAACAAAAAAAAGATACTACTATTTGTAATATAACAAACCAACGGAATTTAACCGATTCCATATTTACAAACAATGATTCCATATAATTAATTATATGAAATCTTATCTATTTGTTAAGTCTTCCTTTATTTTTTTCTTTTCATCATCAGATAAATTTCTCCACGTGATTATTTCATTTATATTACGCTTACAACTGATACACACATCATCTACCAATTTACATATTTTTATACACGGTGATGTTTCCATTAGTTACTAAACAATTCCCACGTAGCTATAATTTCTGTACCAACTGTTGCACTAAATACATCAATTGCAACTTTAGATAAAACTACTTGAAAAGAATGACCTACCTTTACAGGTTCATCAAGATTTTTATACATTTTATGTAGTTGGTCAATAAATAATTTTTGGTGTGACATATGAATATCCATTTAGTTATGTGATTACTCCTATAAGATACAAGTAAATAATTAAATTTACAAATTTATTTTCTTCGGTTATTATAATGTTTTTGTGCAACATCGTTATTTAACCCATAGTCAATGAGAACTAAATCCCCATTCCTATTTATACCCCATGACGATGGGCGTTCTAAATCTGTATATGATTTATCTACACCAAAAGATGTTACATATTTATGGATATCACTTAGAAATTCATCTGATTCATCTGATAATTCTATTTGTTCAAAACTATAATTACCATGAATTGTATATATTAAATACTCAAATAAATACTTCAACGAAAATCCTGCTTTAGATTTGAATGAATCTCTGGTAACTTTTTTGCATTTTTCCATTATAAGAAAAGAATTATCGGATGCAGTATAAATAATTTCAGCTAAAAAGGATGGTGCATATCCATCATTATATAAATTTGATTCAACTTCATTTTGAGCTATACCTTTAACATTTTTTGCAACTTTAATTACATAATCACCTGCATCATAAACATCTCGCGAACTTCCTTGTGCCATTTTTTCAAACCACATGGAAGCGTGTCGTTTCAATTTGGCATATACTATTTGTTCTTGTTCAGGTATTTTACCTTTTACTATATCAACAATACTCATTACTTATTCTCCTTTGGTTCTATTATAGATAAAATTTGTTCCATCGAATCCACCATTTCTTCACGTAATTTTTTAATTTTATTAGTTGCTCGTAATGTTTTAAACACTAAATTTTCTTCTGAGAAATTACCCTTGGATGATGATAATCCCGTTTGGCGTATCTGTTTGATTCTATTTTTCAATTTGATAGCTTCGTGATACTTGGTAAGAGGGTCTTCGGTATTAGAAAGATTATCAATAGCATTAACAAAAGAAGAAATATATAAATCTATTTTTTTTCTATTGATATATGGGATTTCACGATACTTCGGTTTTTTAATCCATACATTATCAATTAACGAATAGATGGCATCAGATTTATTATCATCATTTTTATCTTCTACATATAATTCTACTTCAACACCATAAATTTTGATATCATAATCGTTATTGAAATTAGCCTTTTTAGAATTAACAAATGCTCTAATAGTTTTATTGTCACCTTGTATTTTTTCAAAGTCTAAAATAATATGTAAATCGATATCAGATTTATTATTCCATGTATAGTCCGCAGAACTCCCTACAAATTTTATATCAATAATTTCAGCATCGATTTCCAATGTTTCATAAAATTTCTCTGCGATTAATAATAGTTTGTTACGGACATTGGATTTTAACCTATCCAATTCCCACAAGTCTGGATTTAATTCCTTCTTTGGTAATCCAAAAATTCTTCTCGGCATATTATTTTATAGTTGACATTATTGATATAGTTTATTATATTAATTATAAGTAAACTGATATAAATTAAATATAATTTATATCAATAATTATGACAACGCAAATAAGCAATAAATGTATACAAATTGAATCTGGTGAATGGCTTTATAAAGGTTGTTTCATCCAAGAATCGGTACACCCACGTCTGGTAGGTAAGTACGAAGTCTTTAAAAATAATAAATCACAAAGTCATATTGGTAGATGTTACACATTTACCGAAGCTAAAAAATTATGCAGAGAAAATCATCAATAGAACACTTAAAACACATAACACCTAAAACATCAAGGGATTTTAGGAGTGAAAATTATGGAACATCTAATGAACCACCACCATCTTGGGAAGTAGGTGGAATAAAAATAAAAATTGAGGATGTTCAAAAGTATCTTGATGAAAATAATATACCAGTTATTGAAATTCCCATAAAGGATATATTTAATAAATGTGCTCATAGAGATAAAACAGATAAAGAAACATTAGATAGAAGTGAAAGGTCTGATTTGAAATTTCCAATAATAGTCTTAAAAAAGAATGGAAAATATCATATGGTTCTAGATGGACATCATAGATTATTGAAAGCTAAAAAATAATAATATTGATAAAATAAAAGCAAGAGTATTTAATTTAGAAGATGCTCCTGATGGATATAAAAAAGTGTTTTCATAAAAATTAATAAGTATATATGAAAAAATTTAAATTAATAAGATTGAGAGATGGTAAGGGTTTGGTTGGTGACATAATAGAAATATATCCTGTTTTGGGAAAGGATGATAATAAAATATTGGGTGAGATTTCGAATTCTTATACATCGGAGGATTATCCTAATTTATACAAAGAAATAAAAATAGGTCACTGTATCAATATATTATACGGAAATGATAATTGGATGACTACAACTATTCTCGAAAAGTTAGAATATAAAAAAGATTATATTAAGTTCAAAACAGAATATAGCATATATGATTGTATTATATTGAAAGCTAAAAATAATAAAAGATTATCTTTATGTCCTTAAAAAATTATTAAAAATGTGTGGTGGGGTTTTTCTAAAATTTTCTAACACTAATGTTAATTCAGAGGATAGAACCACACTTACACATAACGTGCCGAGTATATGAAATGTAGGCGTTTAAAAGCACTTACATTTCAGATTAACAACAAAGGCAGATTAAGTTGAATAACGGTTAAAACAGCACTTACTCGCCTATATTTTATATACTGTGTTAGCCACAGTTGTTTGAGCGATGGACTTAACAAACGAAATAATCGAAAGAAATGGTTTTAAAAGAGTTAACAATAGTATGTGGAAACTTGATTGTATAACTCTCCAAAATGCATATACTGATGAAGGTGGTGATATTCTTAATAAAATATTGACCACTAAAAAAGCATATAAAGTTTGTGTAAATGGTAAATATCTTCGAATGATTACTTATGAATACCAAATACATCAACTTTTAGAACGCAAACTGTGCGTTGGCTAATTGTGGCTAACGGTTGCAAATATGAGAAGTAAATTTTACCAATTAAAAATAAACAAATCAAAATTTATTTCTTATATTTGTTGTTATATACAGTTTAATTTTTATTTAAAACGAAAAAAATTATGAATAACGAAAAAGTTGAAAATTACGCAAAATCTCTTGTTAAGCACGGTTTGTATTCAACAATTGATGAAGCACGAGCAGAATCTATTAGATGGCACAAAAAACAAGAACGTGGATTAGAAGAACCACTTCAATGTCCGCACCACCCTGATATAGAAACCACAGTAACACATACTGAAAATGGTGGGATGATTGTTGAATACAAACTTCCTAAAAATTAAATTGTATATAACGGTTCGCAGCTATGAGCAGTACAGCCTTGCACATAGTTTCAATTTAAACACAAAAGTTAATTGGCTGTATTGCTTATAGGTGCTGTTATGGGCAGTAC